CACGGACAAGGCCAAAAATAGTCTGGCGGCTGTAGCGAAGCGCATCAGGCTGTTTGCGCATTGATGCGGAGATGCGCTTCCAGTCTTCGCGATCTCTGGCGATAACTTCATTTTTAGCCCAGCGAAGGATGCTGCCGTCAATGTTTCCGGCATCCGCATCACCAGGCCAGAGATAGTAGGCCAGCTCCCTGTCCAGGGTTTTCCATGTCTGCTTGTATTCGCGATGAATGGCGGCAGTTACAGGAGGGATTTTTTCTGCTGGGTTTTCAGTGTGCTGTCGGTTGGCTTTGGCGCGGGCAAGATCAACAACAGACGTGTATTTTCCAGTCTCTTTGCGCTCTGCGTCCTGCCGTTTTTTCCAGTTACGTAATTCAGCCTGAATTTCGGGCCATTTGGTACCCGGCTTACATTTGTGTTTAACCCATCCGATAGCGAACAGTTTGCGTTCCGGATACATAGCTTTAATTTCAGGCGTTTTCATCAGTGCTTCAACGATATGCCCGTCAAAGGTAGCCACGTCTTCTTGCAGTAATTCCTGCGCGTCAATCGCCATATCAACGGTGATGTTTTCACATGTACCGAACTTAACCAGGACCGCGTTCTGTACTTCAAGGGACAGCTTGTCAAAATTGACGTTAATAGGATCGGATTCTGGTTCGACCGGAATAAAGGAAGCGGATTCCTCATCCCAGCGGTTTTCCTGCATATATTCGGTATCCCAGGAGTCGATAGCAGGGCGGGGCATGCCGGGTTTATCTTCGCAGACAAGAAATTTATAAGCGCAGTCCTGAGCAGCAGGATATTGCTCCAGGAATTGCCAGGTAAATTTGGCACGGGCGCGGCGTTCATCACCGGCTTCAATGGCAGTGGCTACAGCAACTGCGCCCTCTTCTTTTATTGCCTGTTCGTCCGGAATGGCGGCGCAAATAAAGACTTTACTCATTTTGTTTTAACCTCATTACAGATTTAAGGGTGAACAAATCCCTGCCATTGCTGGCATATAAAAATGAAACCGGATATTAATTACGGTGCTGTTTTAAAGTCCTGCCGGTATTTCGTTATTATTAGTGTGAGTAGTTTTATCTACCGGATAACAGTTACCGGGAATTTTTTGTTCTGCTGCTGCAGCCATGCATTCTTTCATTGAACCGTATAAGCCAGTCACCAGCTCAAGAGATTCGCCGGAAACAAGATAAACTGTCAGAACGAGTGCAAATGTTGTATTCATTGTTTATATCCTTTTTGCAGCAGGTCCAGACGAGCCAGCATTGAAGGAATGCATACTTCATTTAACAGGTCCTGCTCGAGTTTTCTCTGCTTAATGGCGTCTTCAATAAATGTTTTGTCTCCAGTGATAACGCCAATTTCGAAACGAAGTTCAGACGTGCTGGCATTACATGATAACTTTTCCATTATCGCGTCCTCAACAATGAATTTTGTGATGCGGTGCCTGGTGCCTCCAGGTGACGTTAACCAGTTAACAATTAACGCCGGATACAGAGAATCCACCCATAACACTGTTTTTGGTTTTAACTGTTCCGCGTGCGCTGAGCCGCATTCACCGCATCACAAAATTCACTTTTAAAAAAGGGCGGCAGAGCAGTCACGGAGTAAAACTGATACCGCCAAATGTCACCAGAATATTGATAACAGAGGGCGTTGTAGCGGGGGTGTCACTTAAGCGTATGGTCAACCTGACAACCCGGTGTCCTCAACTGGGGAAGGAATAACCCCGCCATACTTACCGCCGCGCCATTTCGCGGATTGCCACAACCGGAAGCGCACGTTCGAAGAAATCTAACGACAAGCCTTCTAAGGGAAAGAGCTTCGCCGTACGCTTTCGCGTTATGCCCTGACTTTTCAGGGAAATATCCTTTCAGTAAACTGTCAGTACCGGATTCTTATCCGTGTCCGGCGCACGACCACACGTGACAGCGTGTTGGTCTCCATTTTTAACCCAGAACCTCAATGGAGGATAAAATGCCAAACAAAAAAAGAAATCCGCTTATTGAAAAACAGATTGAATGCCTGGTAAATCAACTCAGGCAATCAGGGTTATTAAAAACTCATTCAGAGTTGAGGCTCACAGAATCAGCATTCGACGATAAATTAAATAATGTCCTTTATAATGGCATTATTGATTTTAATCGTTCTGTTGGTCGCCGCGGCCCTGCTGGTGTTTCCTTATAATTACCAGTCAATCCAGAGTGGACCGTGTTCAGCGTAAATATAACTGTACACATCCAGATTATATTTGTGGTCTGTTAAGAACAGGCCGCAAATACATGCCGAAGCTTCCAGTGCAGCGGCTCTGTTACTGAATAACCATGTAGCAACATTCCAGCGTTTTTCTGCATCCCAGTCTTTCTCAAGGCCTGATACCATGAAGAAACCGTTAGTGTTGCCATCAAATAATTCTGTTTCCAAATTTTTAAGCAATGCCTGATGGACTCTTGCCAGGTATTCCGCCGGAATTTCGCCACGAATTCTAATGAGATTGTCATAAACAAACATGTTCCCCGCATATGGCGATTTTTCTTTCTTGTTTTTTAAACCAGCATCATGAGCAAACTGATCAATTTCTTCTTCCGTTGGTTTCGTATTGATGTTTTGCGCTGTCGTTTCTGCAATTTTATTTGCCATACTCTCTGAGTCGTGTTTATTTATAGACGCACAGAAATACAATCCGGTAAACGCATCGCGCACATTACGAGCCATATTATCAGTGTCTTTTTTCGTTACCGATTCCAATTCAAGTTCGTTCAGACGATGACGAAGTGTGTGTGCTGCAATCTCCTGGATTGAAGGAGGTAAATCTTTAAATTCCATCGTCAACCTCATCAGTCAGTGTTTCTGGCTAACCAGCGACGCGCGCCAGCTTCAGTTTTAAACGTTTTGCTTTTGGTATACGTCATCGCGGTGAACGTACCGTCCTGGTTGGGAAACACGCCGCATACCAGAGATTCGTTGTTGCCAAGATCGATAGTATCCATGTTGACCTCATTTCCCCTTAACGCCGGGTAGCGGAACAAAAACCTGCTGCATAGTTATTAAAGTTGAACCCTGCCGTCATGTTCATACGCCTCGGGCTGGCTACTTACCCCCTGACCACTGCTTGGTAACTCGAAGTATTGCCCGGCGTTCTGTGGGGCGGGGTGGGTGGTTGGTGTATGTAATCTACAATTAAAAACTGTTTTGTGTCAACAGTTTTTAATTGTTGTTTTGGGCAAAAAAATCCCTCGAAAGAGGGAGTATGAAAATTGTTCAACTCAGATAGAGAAGGGAAATTGTCGCCGAGAATGTGTCACGCTTACAATCTCAATGCTTGAAGCAGCTACTCTGTACAGGATTATGTAGTTAGGGTGGGTCACGATCTCTCTCAATCCAGAAACCCGTTCGCTTGGTGGATATAAGTACGGATGCTCAGATAGAGGTAATACCGATGTTTCAATGCGTATTTTTAGTCTACGTGCTGCCGGTGGGTTCTCCTTGGCGATGTAAGTTATGATCTGGCGCAAATCATCGCGAGCAGACGGTAGCCATAAAATGGGTAACATTACTCGCTCTTGTTAGTTACAGCAATTTGAGCAATAAGATTTTCCATTTCAGCCATTACCTCGTCATGTGGAATTGCGGGGCGAGTGTCTGCAAGGCTTGACGTTACTTTAGTGCGCAACCATTCGTTGTAACTGTTTTCTTGTTCGGTAGTTTCGAATTCTGAAACTATCGGAGAAAGGGCTGTACCCATGGCATAACTCCTCTTCTTGTACTGTGGTCACGCCCGGCGGCTTTTTTGTGCCGCCAGCCACCTAGCAATGGTTTCTTCCATTGATTTTTTCTTGTCTTTGATTTCTTGAAGCATTTTTTCTTGGTCTTCCTCAGGAAACGCACTAAAAGCTTGGAGCAGTTCGCGTTGGCGAGGACCAATTTTCATCGTGTCAGGGGTGAAAATTTGCTCACACTCTTCAGGAGGCAATAAAAACCAATGCAATGGATGCCCTGAAACCTCAACCAGTTTATCCAAACTTGAGGCTTTAGGTGTAGCCTTACCGCTGACCCATTGTTGAACAGTTTGTTGTGTCACACCAATTCTACGGGCAAGCTCAGCCTGGCTCCATCCAGTTTCCTGAAGAAGCTTGCTGATTCTGTACATAGATACTTCTAGGGCGCTCATCATTATTCAATTTTACAGGTAAATACTGTTAAAAGCATCACAATAAAAAACTGTTGATTGCATACAGTTTTTTATTGTAGGCTTTGCTTATAGTTTTTAGAGGAGGGCAAAATGCTAGATAGCACTCGCGAAAAAATTAGGCAGAAATACACTCAGGCTGAAATAGGTCGTTATATGGGGGTCGCTCAACAGACTGTTTGGCAATGGTTTAGCTTTGGCGTTCCCCCAAAGCAGGTAATTCCGTTATGCCAACTAATGAAGTGGGAAGTTACCCCGCATGAAATCCGCCCAGATATTTATCCTAACCCAACCGACGGTTTACCTGTTGGATGTAAGGTTAACACATCAAATGCGCCGGAGTTGATTCATGAAAATCAAGCATGAACACATCCGCATGGCGATGAATGCCTGGGCGCATCCGGACGGCGAAAAAGTACCGGCTGCGAAAATTACCAAAGCGTATTTCGAGCTGGGAATGACGTTCCCGGAACTGTATGACGACAGCCATCCGGAAGCCATGGCTCGCAATACTCAGAAAATTTTCCGCTGGGTGGAGAAAGACACTCCTGATGCGGTTAAAAAAATTCAGGCGTTGTTACCAGCGATCGAAAAAGCGATGCCGCCTCCGCTGGTGGCCCGAATGCGCAGCCACAGTTCCGCTTATTTTCGGGAGTTGGTAGAGACGAAGGAACGGCTGGTGAAAGATATTGATGATTTCGTTGCATCAGCGATCGTTCTGTTCGATCAGATGAATCGTGGTGGCCCGGCAGGAAACACTCTGGCTGTGCATTAATTGGGTAATAAATATGAGTAATGACAAAAAATTGACACTGAGCGTTTACGAAAACAGTCCGCACATCTGGCGTGGCGGTTTATCTGATGTGGAGCTGGCAGAGTGGTTGATACATAAAGCTAATGCGCTGCTCTGGCGTTTGTCAGCCAGAGAACAGCGCAAGGAAACCAGAATAAAGCTGGCTGATGCAGAAGCGTGTGCCGGGCTTATTGAGGATTATACAAATCTTGGTATTTCTTCAGCAGAGAGTGATCCCATTCAGCCTCTGAGCAGGGAGTCAATCCAGCACGCTGGTTGTATGGCACATCTTGTAACTGCTCGTCAACATGAGGTGGGTATTGGATCACTTCCGGTGGGATATTCGCTGATTCCAGAGCTGGTTGAAGCAAGAAAATCAGTTCAGAAAAAGAGAGATGACGCACTTCAATTATTGAGAGAGCACTATGGCGCGATACCAGAATGCGAACAGCATCGATACCCTGAAGGTTATGAATGGATGCAGTCTCTTTTTGAAGTTCGCTAATCAATATGTCGAGACGAAGGTATGTTTCGGCGCGCAGCCAGGCTCTGTAATCCGGGAGCATTTCGGGGCTGTTACACCAGCGGTTTGTTGCTGCAACATTTAATACATGAGCCTGATAAAGGCTTTTCAAAAAATACATGTCGAACCTCCTCTGGTTCTGTCGATTGGGAACCACAGATTATATCCGGAGGAAGGTTCGGCACCAGATGAGGTAGCCATGCGTGATTACGCAAAAGTTTCTCCGCGATTCTGGCTGGGAGAAACGGGGAGAGAACTTAGAAAGGCGGGTGCAGAAGCGCAAGTTGTTGCTTTTTACCTGATGACATCCCCTCACGCAAATATGCTGGGTTTGTATTACCTGCCAGTTTTATACCTTGCTCATGAAACCGGGCTTGGTCTGGAAGGGGCTTCAAAGGGGCTTAAAAGGGCTGTTGAAGCTGGTTTTTGTAGCTATGACCATGATGCAGAGATGGTCTGGGTCCATGAAATGGCAGCCTGGCAGGTTGGGGAAACGTTGAAGCCTGGCGATAACCGTTGTGCAGGTGTCAGGAATGAGTATGCATCATTACCTGAAAACGCTTTTCTGTCAGTGTTTTACGACAGATATAAAACGGATTTCCATCTGGATGTGAGGCGGAATAATAGCCGAAATTCGGTAAGGGGCTTCGAAGGGGCTTTTAAGGGGCTTCGAAGCCAAGAACAGGAACAGGAGCAGGAGAAAGAACAGGAACAGGACAAAAACACTATGGTTCATGGCAAAAAAAACACCACGAACCAGGCAGGGGATGTTCAGACCGTCAATCCTGGTCAGCCAGCAGGCACGACACCGGAAGCCGATTCAGCGTATGCGCTGAAAGCCGATTCGGGCGCTGTGCAGCAGGTGATGACCGCAGGGTCGGAGCAATCACACCAACTGCAGCAGCCTGAAGCCGATTCCGCCATTCAGCGGGAAGCCGATCGGGTAGTCCCGGAAAGCACCGGGCAGTCTGTGGGACGAGTGGATTATCCGGATGTGTTCGAACAGGTCTGGCGGGAATACCCGTTGCGTGCTGGGGCAAACCCGAAGAAATCCGCTTTCAGTGCCTGGAAGGCCAGATTGCGCGAGGGGGTGCCACCAGAGACCATGCTGGATGGTGTGAGGCGTTACGCGAGATACCTGGCGGCGACCGGGAAAGCGGGAACGGAATTTGTTCAGCGAGCGACGACGTTTTTTGGGCCGGACCGGAATTTTGAAAACCCCTGGTTGCTCCCGGTAAGCGGCACGAACAACCAGCGTTGTGTGAATCATATTTCTGAACCGGATACCGAAATTCCGCCGGGATTCAGGGGGTGATGTGGCATGAAAAACATTGCGGCAGCCGGGGTTCTTGAACGTATTCGCAGACTTGCACCACAGGCGTCGGTTCCACCGTACCGGACGGTGGAGGAGTGGCGGGAATGGCAACTTGCTGAAGGACGAAAACGCAGCGAGGAGATTAACCGCCTGAATCATCAGGTGCGGGTTGAAAAAATCCTGAACCGTGCGGGCATCCAGCCGCTTCACAGGAAGTGCTCATTCGGGAACTACCGGGTGCAGAACGACGGTCAGCGCCATGCTCTGAGCCAGGCGAAATCCATTGCCGATGAATTGATGACCGGATGTACAAACTTCGTGTTCAGCGGTAAACCTGGTACCGGTAAAAATCACCTGGCAGCAGCGATTGGCAATCGGCTGATGGCGAAGGGGAGAAGCGTGATTATCGTCACCGTGTCCGATGTCATGAGCGTGTTGCATGACGGCTACGACAACGGCCAGTCCGGGGAAAAATTTTTACAGGAGCTTTGTGGAGTTGACCTTCTGGTCCTTGATGAAATTGGCATGCAGCGGGATACGCGCAACGAGCAGGTCACGCTGAACCAGATAGTCGACCGCAGAACGGCTTCGATGCGTAGTGTCGGAATGCTGACGAACCTGAATCACGCAGCGATGAGCACACTCCTCGGAGATCGGGTGATGGACCGTATGACCATGAATGGTGGTCGTTGGGTGAATTTTAACTGGGAGAGCTGGCGGTCAAACGTTGGACGTCAGGGTATGTGAGAATTTTTGACGAGGTAAATTTTCGATGGAAACTGTATTGCATGCACTGAAAGCGATGGGAAAAGCCAATTCTGTTGAACTGGCGGCGCGGCTTGATATCAGCCGTGAAGAAGTTCTTAACGAACTGTGGGAACTCAAAAAAAATGGCGTTGTTGATAAAACGGGTCACACCTGGTTTCTGGCTGTCGAAGGTGAAGCCGGGGTAACCGAAGGGCAGGCACTACAACCTGAAGCGCCGGATGTGGTAACCGAAGAGGTCGCTCCAAAAGTTACCGCAGACATGATGATTGAGTTTATCGGTCAGGATGGGGCTAAAACGTGTGAGGAACTGGCGGGTAAGTTCGGCGTCAGTACTCGCAAGGTTGCTTCCACGCTGGCGGTGGTAACCGCAACGGGGCGGCTGGCACGCGTTAATCAGAACGGTAAATTTCGTTACTGCATGTCGGGGGGTAATTTACCAGCAGATCCGAAAGCCGCGCCGGTAACGAAAAATGATGGTAAGGCCTTTCCTCAGCCAGCAGGTGCTGCGTTACCAGTCCGGGAAGCCGCAACACAGGAAGAAATAAAAACGGAAAGTGTGGCGGTCACAGTGCAGTCACAGCCGTCGTTCACCAGAAAGCATCCGGATGGTCTGATTTTACCATCGCTGCATGTGGCTAACCGCGAGCTGCGCCGGGCAAAAGGTCAGGTTCAGAAGTGGGAGCGAGTCTGCGCCGCGCTGCGGGAGCTGAACAAGCACCGGGATATTGTTCGACAGATTACTGATTCTTCCCGCCGTGTTGTATCGGAAAAGTGATTGCCGGAGGCGCTTATGGCAAAAGTATTTACACAGGAAGAGCGGGAAAAAATTAAAGGGCAGGTTGTTGAGCTAGTACGCCGGAGTGGGCGCGAGACGTTACGGCAACTGGAAGCCAAGACAGGTGCGACAAGATATCTGATGAGCGTTCTTGCCAGAGAGCTGGTTGCCAGTGGCGATGTATACAACTCTGGTTACGGGTTATTCCCATCTGAACAGGCTCGTAAGGACTGGCAAAACGCCCGCAAAAAACTATCGAGGGCAAAACTGAAGAAACCGGTTGTGGTTGATCCTGACCTTATCTGGTCATTACCAGACGGAGAAATACGCCGCTACGACAGGCGTCTGAACATAATCTGTAGCGAGTGCCGGAAGAGCGAAGCTATGCAGCGTGTACTGGCTTTCTATCAGGGTAATTTTCAGAAGGTGCTGTTGTGAGCCAAATTAACAATCGGAACTTCGTGAAGAGAAAGCATAATCCAAATCTGAATAATTAAGTTCAGCACTGTAAATAAAATTTAATCCTTAACTGGAGGTATATTTATGTTAAATACACAGAAAGCCATTAATGCGGAAAAATATAACGAGTGGGCAAGAAAATTCTCTGAGCAGATTTTTAAAATTACTGGCGATGAGAATGTGGCAAAAAATGAATTAGAACCGTGGACACCTGAAGGAAACGCACCAAATTATTGCTGGTGGGAGGTTGATCCGGTTGATGCTGCAAATGAAGCCATGAGTTACCACAACGATTAATGTCGGGAGGCCGCCCGAAAGGGCGGTAAGAAATGACTACATTATTCAGAAAAGAATATCCGCAAAAAAGTAGGGCGACAGAATTTTTGTTTCTCATTCTGTTTATCGTATTGATGATACCGATATCCCCTCTAATTTTTGTCTGGGCAATCGGGAAAATAATTGAGCCAGTTACTGAATTGTATACCGACGTTGTATGGGCGTCGTTCAACACACTGCACAATAAAATTAATCCGTATAAGGAAAACTGATATGGCAACTTTGACAAAAAAAGAACGGGCATGGTTAAACGAATTACAGGAAGTTCTTGATCGCTG